AATGTCTCAAGAGGATAAGAAAACTCCCACTCCTAGCGATGTGGTTAAGAGCCTTGCCAATTTGGAAGAAGGCGTTAGCAAAATGCGAGCTCAGGTTCGTGAAGTTTATTTTGCCGAAAAAGAAGAGCAGAAAAAGGCAGCGGCCTCGGCTTGCCCGCCCGCAACCCAAGATATCCAGCTCAATCTAAAGAATCGTCAGAACGCGATTGACAATGTTGGATACGGCCCACTTAACCCGGCTGAGCCAAACAAAGACTTTTGGCAAGACAAGGCTGACCGATGGAACATCACCCCTGAGGAAGCTAAAACTAGCGTTTGTGGAAATTGCGTTTTCTTTGTGCGTACGCCAAGTATGTTGGATTGCATAGAGAAGGGAATTGGTTTAGGTGAGGAAGAGGCTGAAGGTTCTATCGCGGCTGGCGAGTTGGGTTACTGCAACGCGCTCGACTTTAAGTGCGCTTCTGAGCGGACTTGTAATGCTTGGGCTGCTGGTGGTCCTATCACGAAAGAGTCCGACATGGAGAAGCTTGACCGTATTGATGAGGCTGTAACTGCCGCTGGTGGTGATGTTGGTGAGGATGCTGAGTTTGCTAAGAAGAAGCGCACCAAAGCCCAGACTCCCGCTCCGAAGAAAGACCGAATCAAGGGCTCCAAGAAAAACAAGCCCGGCTCCGCTGCTGGTGGTAAGAAAATTACGTTCTCGAAGGCCGTAACGGAAGGCTTGAAAAACAAGGTCGAGAAGCACAACAAGACAGCATCCAAGGAACGTCGAGCTACACTGCGGATGCTTAAGGCCGTGTTCCGTCGTGGTGCTGGTGCTTACTCTACAAGCCACCGCCCCGGCAAGTCTCGCAACCAGTGGGCATACGCTCGCGTTAACGCATTCCTCCGCCTGTTGAAGTCCGGCAAGCCTAGCAAAGCCGCCTACACACAGGACAACGACCTTCTGCCCGCAAGCCACCCGCGGTCCACAAAGAAAAAGAACTCCGTTGAGCCAATGCTCGCTGGCGGTATGTACTTAATTCCCGAAGAGCGGGATATGGCTAACGCAATCCTTGAGGTTGTTGAGAAGCACGGAAAGTTTGACCAAGACGGCGATGGCGTCTGGGCTGGCTACACTCCCGCCTACGACAACGAAGACAAAGACATCGGAGTCAAGTGCTCAAACTGCGTCTTTTATCAGGGTGGCGACCAGTGCGCGATTATTGCCCTCAAGGTTGAGCCCGAGGGTAAGTGCCGTTTCGCCATGCTCCCCGAGGGTGCCGTAAAGGGCGACCAGATTCCACTCCGCCGAGAGGACGACCTAGAGTTGCTTCTTGCTTCCGCTAACGCAGAGGCTGAGCTGACTATTGAACTTCCAGAGACAAACACCTTTGAGACTGTTGACGAAGCCGTTCTTGCACTTTCAGAATATTCAGACTTTGGCTATGACGCCGAATTTGCTATTCGTGCCAGTTGGCTTCGAGCTGTGCGAAATGGTGAAGACCCGTACCGTCGCGCTAAACTCCTCGCCACCCTAGGCGAAGAGAGTTTGGATGCAGACCTTCTGCCGAAGGAGCAGGACGCTGATGAGTGAATTTCCGATTAAGCCTTCCGACAAGAAGCTTTCGCTAGAGCAACAGGATGCTCAGATTCTTAGCGATGCTCTTGCATCTTTGGCGAATCTAAACGACGGTCATCAAGGGCTCCGTAGGGTTACCCCTAACGGTGCTCGCACAGTTGTTACGCGCTCTCTTGCGGAAAACTCGGAAGAGACTTACTCAGTTCGTCGTCACAAGGCTTTGACGGCTTTGTCTCATTTTGCTGTTTTGGTACAGCAGAGCAAGATTGTTGAGGCCTCGGCTAAGAACACTGACCTCTTGCCGGTCGCTCACCCACTTTCTACAAAGAAGCACTCCCTTAACACGCACGAGCTTTCCATCATGCACAGCCGTTGGTATGCTCAGGACCCACGGGTAAGTGACCCTCTTGTTGCTTCGCTTCTTGCTTCCGCCTTCTCGGCACCGCCGAACTCACCCGAGCGTGACTACGCGCTTGCTCGACTGACTGCAATGGGCGCAAGCCGAGTACCTCGTGAGGCTCTTCTTGCTGTTGGGACTGGTGGCCCCGGAGCTAACGATTACTACTGGGTTGTTCAGCTTCGTGACCGCCTTGGCCAGTTTATGGATGAATTTGGCTGGGTGAGAAAGCTCGTTCGCAGAGCTAGCGGTGCCATCGAGTCTATGGTTGGAAAGGTTGTCTCCTCCAACCCCGATACCAAGGACATCATCACCGAGCAACCAGACGGCTCTCTCGTTGAGTCCCCGGCGAACGCGCACGAGGGAACTAAAGCAGTTATCCCTAGTCAGCTTCAGAAAGATGGCTACAGCGGAACTCCCGTTTCCGCCAAGACCGGTGACGCTGTTGTAGACGAGGCAGACCTTAAAAAGGTCGAGACTCCGCACGGTTGGGGCCCAGACTCAGACTGGAGCCCAGACCCGATTGATGTCGAGTACTACGGCGAAGACGAAGACTTAGGTAAGGCGTATGTTACTCAGACGGGTAACTATCAAGTTATCAAATTTGACAAGGCTCGCAACGCTGCTGCTCACAAGTTTGAGCGTGAGCAGAAGCGCGAATCAGATGGCGAAAATGTTGTTGCCTTTGGTAAAGGCGAAGACGGAGAGCTAGACCCAGAGCTCCCCCTGTTTTTCCTTAGGCGTAAGGGTGATGACGAAGACAACTTTGCTGCCGTGCAGTCGTGGGCTGACGTCCAGAAGTTGCTTGGGGAGGACGTCCCCAATAAGGACGAGAACATTCCTCCCGCTCCAGAGCGTCCGAAAGAAGCTGGTGTTCTTAACCCCTCCAAGCTCAAGGTGGGCAACAAAGTAAATCTCAATGACTTTGAGGGTAGGGGTGTTGCTATCCGCAAGCCCAACAAGGTTGGAATGCCTTTTGCAAAGCGGGCTTATCAGAAGATGCTCAAAAAGTGGAAAGAGATGGGCGGCGAGGTCCCCATCAACCCGGAGCGCGACCACTTCATTCTTGACGACGGAACAATTATTGATTCCGAGACCGGCATTGTTATTCGCGACAATCAAGGAAACGCCAACCCAGACGCATGGCAAAACGAGCCCGTTCCCTTCGAAGACGACCAGTTCGAACCCGACGCGGGGCCCCCGGCTTCAAAGCCCAAGAAACCTCGCAAGCCAAAGTTTAAGCCTGCTCCCGATTCCGAAACCCCGGATGCCGAGACCCCAGAAGCAGAGACCCCCGAAACAAAAGCTCCAGAGGTAGAAATCCCCGAAGGGAAGAAACCGGCAGAGAAAGAAGAAAAAGAAAGCAAGCCGGTAAAGAGACTTACTCCCGGAGATGTAACTCAGGCGGGCGACAATCTTGATTATTTACCCCCCGGGACCGTTGTCTACGCCCCAACTGGTTATCCGTTTCAGAAAAATGAGGATGGAACGTGGGACCAAAAGATGGGGCTATTTGGCGGTGGCCCGTGGAAGAAAGATGCTGAAATCGACCCAGCGGATGGCTGGACAGTGGGCTACATTCCCGGATACGACGAGAATGCACCCGGTACAGGCGTTGTGGAAAAGGTTCAAATTCACCGCCCCCGAGAGGGAGACTACATCAAAGTCGACGGCGAGTGGAGACAAGTTGTAAGCCTAGAGCGCAAGAAGACAAAAACACCCTCCGAAAAAGCGGGCAAAGCTGACGCAACTATTGAAGACTTTATCTACACTCTTGACGACGGCACTAAGTATGAAGTATCAACGACTAACGGAAGCCTCAATCTCAGCGAGTACCGACTGCGGGACGAAATCGTTCGAGCCGCTGAAATAGTTGAAGATAAAGACGGCGAAGAGCCCACCCCTGAGCCAGAGCCTGTAGCCGAACTTTCCCCCGTGCCAGAGGGTTATTACGAAGTTAACCGAGACGAGTACTCCCCCGAAGGAGCAACCGAGGGTCAAGAGTCAAGCGATTACTCTGACGACCCCACCGAGCTGGCAGAACAATATTCGGCTTCAGACCTAACCACAGCTCTTAAAGAAGCGGTTATTGGAACTCCAGAAAACCCCGCTATCGGGTTCGGCTCTTTGCCGTTCAACGAGGGGCTTGAGCCCGTACCGGCAGAGGCAATCTACAACGCTCTTAAAGAGCAAGGCCAAGATGCTGACGAGATTCTAGACACTATCTACGTCGAAGAGGCTTTAGGGGAAGACATCCCCGAGGCCCCCGAGGGCGAAGTTTCCGACAAGCAACTTCCTCCGCTTATTGAGGGTCTCACCGAGGAAGAACAACAGGCTTATCTTGAGTCGGGCGATTACAAAAAGTATTTGCCAGATAACAAATTCTATGGGCCAGAAGATGTACCTGAGGGCTACTACAGAATTGATGAAGACCCGTACAACGAAATTCCAGAGGACACACCCGAGGGAGCTCCTGAAGGCTTTTCAGTTAGCCCTGTCGACATCGCTAACGACTACGAGACCGAAGACTTAATTGCAGAGCTCCGTCGCGCCCTTTCGCCCGACGCCGTCAATGACGGTTATGGGGTTCTGGGAATGATGACCCCCGAAGGGGAAATATTCTATGCCAATGTTCCCGCCGAAGCGATTCGTGATGCCCTCCAGCTTCAAGGCATCGACACCGAAGACATCATCGACGAGGTTTACGCAGAAGGCTTCAAGGGCCAATCTTTAGATGACACCCCGACCCCGGAGCAACTTGAGGATGCTGTCGAGGGCGAGGGCATTGAAGATGTCAGCCTTGATGGTGTTCCG